AAAGCCAATTCACCAACTTCTCTTGGGTAAGCACCAGTCAAAAGATACTGTGTAATTACATTATCGTTACCATCAAGCAATTCCATTGTGATGTCTTTTGTCAAATCAGTTAAGCTTTCTGACTTAGCAACATTACTAACATGTCCATTTAGATAATTATTCCATTTCATGAAAGAATTCCAAACAGCAACATCCTGTGTAGCAATAAATGTTACAGGCCATTCAGTAAATTCACGGTCGCCTGGAACTGGAACAATACGACCACCCCAATTGATTTCAATATCACCAACTGTAGCAGGAGGGAGATTCGCGGTTTTTGCTAAAATGTTAGCCAGTCTGCCACCATCAGGATCTTCTGTTCCAGACGGAAAAGCAAAATTAGCTCTCCATCTATATGTCCTAACAACACCAGCAGAAATGCCAGCCCTAAGTTCTTGAATATTCATTCTATTCTCCTATATTTGTTTATAATCCTAATTCTTTTTCAGTCCAAATTTTAAATTGATAATGATGGAATTCACAATACTTTCTTGCAGCTTTCCATTTTGCCTGATTCATTTCCCATTCTTCCAAAAGATAATCAAAATTTGGTTTATGTAATTTATTTTCAGGTTTTATTTCTATCAAATAAACACCATTTTTAGTATTTAATTTTATATCAACATAATAATTGTGTAATTGAGTATTATGTTGATATGGTATAACAACAGATTCATAAGACCAAGAATATATAAAATCACTTGTTTCAAGCCCTTCTTCTATCATTTCAAAGGCTTTTAGTTCATAGCTTGATCTGTATATTGGATTATGGCTGAATTCATATTTTTCAGGATATTTTAATTGATATTCACCTGATATAAATGATGTGGATTCCATTTGTTTTATGATTCCACATTTTTGACAACCTCTACCAGATAAATGATAATCAGCAATTTGTTCAAATTCACCATGCTCAGGACAAATTATTATTATTGGTGATTTTCTGTTATTGTAAACAACTTTAGAATAATCATACTTATCACCATGAACTTTTTTAGCTTTTTTAATGAATTCTTCTGTGTTGGAAGATAATTTTTTAATTTTATTTTCCATAGAACATTTAGGACAAATTCTATTTCTAAGATGATTATTTGGTGTAACTTTAAATTCACCATGTTTTTTACATATAACAATTAATTTTGTTATTGAATTTGTATATACCGATTTACTATAATCATACTTATCACCATGAACTTTTTTAGCTTTTTTAATGAATTCTTCTGTGTTGGAAGATAAACTTTTGGATGATTTATCATATCTACAAATAGGACAACCTTGTCCAAGATTTGTATGATTATATGGTGATTGTTCAAATTCACCATGATGAGGACAAATGATATTAACCTTATTATTAGCACCAGTATATTTCACCAAACTATAATCATACTTATCACCATGAACCTGTTTAGCTTTTTCAATGAATTCTTCTGTTGTTAATTTTCTCATAATAAATCCTTTATTTTTAAATGCTGGTATATTTCAACCAGCATTATATCATATTTATTTAACCAATAATAGCCTTTTCAATTTCGTCAAAACTGAAGTCTGACCTTACGGCTGCAAAATTTAGATAGATATATCTAATGCTGTAAAGTGGTTTAATAAGGAAGTCGGCGTAGAACTCACCATTCATTGTCCTTTGTGGCGTATTATTCCTTGCATCACAAATCACCCTAAAATCTTCCATTCCACGTTTAGACTGAACATCACGCAGGAAAGGTCTTACTGAATTCAAAAATTGTGCCTGTGTGATTTCATCATTGATTTTGAAAAGATACTGATGTGCATATGTAACAATAGCCTTTTCAAGTTCAATAAACAGGTTTCTAACGTTAAGAAACTGGAATGCAGATTGAACAATTGTACCAGTCCAATCACCATATAGACGAATACCATCACCCTTAAATGCAACCACAGGGTTAATCTGATATTTCACAAATCTATCACGTTGAGCCTTTGTAGGATTACATGCAAGCTTATTATAATTCAGGTAATAACCATAATCAGGATCAGCGGGAGAATACCACGGCTGACCAATGGTATACATTCTTGCTTCAATGCCAGCAGTACCAGCACATACAGGAATCCACCTCCAAGTTTCATTGTATGTATCTTTGATATAAGCCCAATTTCCGGTTTTTACAACATAGGATGAATCTCTTGCAAGTTCAAGACTTGACCATTCTGTTACATCAGTTACAAAATCAGAAGAACGAACATCAGCAAGCATTGGTGAAATATGAGCCTTACAATCACGCCTTGTTTCAGCAACATCAATCATTTTCTGTTGTTCAGCAACAGTCAAAGCACCAAACAAGAAAACAAAATCATATGTTTCGGAATTTTCAAGCAATTCAAATCCAGCATCCAGAGCTTCTGAATTATCATCAACACCACCAGCAAGTTCAATTGTATCAGCAGCTAAAGCAATAGAAGTATCACCAACCCTGATATAATCAGATTCTGTATTGATTTTTTCAACATAGTAACGGATTGAACCATCATCATACTTATCACCAACAACAGCAGTCATACATTCATATTTTTCAAGGATATCACCATAATTGGATGCTGTATTGATAGCAGTTGTGATAGCAATTCCATCAGTTTCAACTTTAGGATCAGTTACAGTCTGAACCCCAAGAGCAGAAAATGTAAGTTTGATAATTGATCCAGTGGTTTCAACAACAGAATAAGTTGTTGACAATCCAGCAAGAATTCCCTGGGCAATTTTAGTTGCACATGTAGCTGAATTATCACCATATTTTAGCTGAATAGTCTGTGACAAGTAAGAATAATCAAAATATGCATCACCAGGAGTTGTAATTGTAGAAGAACCAGCAACAGTACCAACAAGAATATCAGCAATAGCTGTTCTAAGTGCTGGTGTAGCAAATGTAATGGTCAAAGTTCCTGCTGCATCATCAACAACACTATAATAAGTTGATACAGTATCAAGAACTGCTTTTACTTTAGTAGCAACTTCAGCAGGAGTATCACCATCAGCAACAGTTACAGTGTTTCCATCAAACAGAAAATCAATTTCATCTGTTCCAGCAGTTGTAATTGTGGAAGTGATAGAAATTCCACTCAATGTGTAATCAGCAATTTTTGTATGCAATGCATAATCAGCATAGACTACCTGGACCTGTGAACCATTAACAACAGTTGCAGAATAGAAATTTGCATCAGCAGCAAAAGCAACAGCTACTTTAGCAGCAACATCACTTGGAAGATCACCAACAACAACATCAACACTTACATTACCTGGGGTTTCACCAGTATGTGCAATCAAAAGAGGCCCAACATCAGTAGCAACCCCATTAATTGAAAGTGTTTCAACCTGTTTTACACCACCATCAACAGCAGTACCAGTAAATTCAAAATCTTCAACCTGTTTTGTGCCACCTGTAGCAGTTCCAGCAACAGTCAAATAATCAATCTGACCAGATGCACCCAAACCACCAGAAAAATATCCATCACGATCAAGAACAACCATGGAATATTCACCAGGTTGAGGAATTCTTGAAAAGTAATCTGCATATACCCAATCTTCAAATTTAGCAGCATCAGCAATATCAACAATAAGATTATTTCCCAATGCACCAGGATATTTACCAATATATTCAGTACCTGAAATCACAGCTTCATCATAAGCATCATCATTCAGTACATATACCGGAGTCTGACCACTTCTAACAGAGTTCCTAACATTAGGGCCAGCCACACGGCAAACCCAAAGTTGGTCAACATATGAAAGGAAATCAATACCCATCATAGTTGAAAGAAAATTATCATTTGAAGGTTTTCCAAATCGTTCAACAAATTCAGATGAACCAGTTGTAATCAAAAAAGGATCTTCTACAGGTCCCCAAGCAAACTTTCCAGCCATTGCACCAATGGCATTAGTTTGTGAACGTACGACCTGAGAGAAATCCGTTTCAACAAAATTTACAGACGGACTAACGCTAAAAGCCATTATTTTTCTCCTATATTAATTTTTAATATCATTCACTTTATTATTATTTAATAAACAAAAATACATCTAAATTCTCCAAAAATAACCAGTTAACCTAATGTTTGTTAAAACAACATCACCAGATAATGTATCATTTGTATTTGCTGTTCTTGCATCACGTTTTAATTTAATTACAATGGTATCTTCATCTGTTAACTGATGAACTGGTATTTTAATGCTTAAAGTTCTTCTTTTTCTATAACTATTTGAACTGATTGTATCAATTTCTATATAGCTATGTGGCGTTGCACTACCATCATATATAAATCCATCTTGTGCATTATACAAATCAACACCCCATTCAATATCACCAGTATTTGTTGTATTAACATAATAACTAAGATCAAGAACCAATGGGATTGAAGTATCAATACCAGTTTCTATATTTTGAATTAATATAGCTGTATCCAAAGCATTATCAGCAAATCTATTGGTTTTATATTTAACAATACATTCATTATCTGTTGTACTATCATAAATAACTGTTTGATCTGATGCAGAATCAACATTATTTTCAATCAAATGGCCTACACCAGAAAGCAATGTTTTTCTTCTTCTTGCAAGATCAAATAATTCAAGATTACCATCAGAATTTATTTCAAGTCTGCTTGTGTGTAATTTAATTTGTTCAATTATAGGATCAGTTGTTATTTCTGTTCCAATCCTAAATCTTGACCAATATTTTGTATAATCAGTTCCATTTATATTTAATGTTACTTTGTCCCATGTTGGAGGCAATGGACCAGTTGGATCAAATCCAAATCTCCAATGTTCTGAACCAACCACTGATGCAAGTGTCCAACCCCTTTGGGTTAATGGATAATCTGCATCTGTTGCCATAAATTTAGTATCAAGCCATACAGGAGTATCATTTAATAAAGATTCAGCAAAAACATTTTCAGGTTCAATAATTCCAATGGTGTCTATTTTAACTTTTATACCATTATAAGGATACTCAGAACCAACCAAAATATAATTACCAACAGTTTCACCACCAAACAACCCTGTTGTACTACCAGAATCAGACGCCAATATTTCAGTTATATCTGTTGCAGATACAATAGTTGTACCAGTTGTATTTGCAATAGTACAATGCCATGCACTACCAGCAACAGGAGTTCCATCAGGAGTTGTGTCTTCTAATCCAACTCCATAGCTATCACCACTACCAAAAACAGATTCTTTTGGATTTGATGGTGAACCAACTGATATTTGTTCTGTAAATATCAAACCTTTGTCATCACTAATAGGAACCACTTGGATATATGGTGTTGCTGTTCCAGATTCTATAAG